GCATATCCTCTCTTAACTTATCTAAACTTGCCCTGACTTCGTATAAAATTTCGCCGTCAGCCATATATAATGATCACCTGCCTTTATGTTTTTGCTCTTGTTATTAACGTTTCCGCAAGGCGTTTCAAGCCCTCCTGAAAATTACGTTCTCGTTCTTCCTGCGATATTTCAAGAGCGTAATAAGCTTTAAGTTCCATAAGCGAATGAATATACTCCTGATTATGCTTGTCAGGCTTGGGGAGAGGTCTTGCACGTATGGACATAACTTCCCGTATTTTTGTTTTTTCAGAAAGTCCCTGAAAAAGAGAAATAAACTTTTGCCAGTGTAATTTTCCTTGTTGTTCTATAAGGTCGATACCGTAATCCATAAGAAAAGAGCTGTAGATATAAGAAGAATCCTGCTTAAAATCTACAACTCTTAACTGATTTCTGCTTGACTGTCTTTGAAAAGTTTCAATCTGCTCCTTGAAAATTATGTCAAGTACCTTGAAATCCGGTATTTTGCTGCCCTTTACAAGTAAGGCAAGGGCAAACTGTGCTTTTTCCTGCTCCAGAAGAATACCGTCCTTAAAAATGTCGTACATCTTAAGAACGGTATCGAATGAAATGTTAAGTTTTATTTTTTTGCCGTTGTATATTACAAAATTTGTTAACGGTTTTGCAATATCAATCATTTTAATCCTAGCTTTCTGCGCTGTTTTCTGGAAAAAGTGTTGTTATTGGCTATAAGCTGTTTTTTCTGACGGACGCTTTTTTCTATGCTAGGTACTACAACGTCATAAATAAACGGCATTGTCTGGAGCAGCATGTCAATATATCTGTTGTCAAAATATTTAATAAGCTTTTGCGTATTTTCATCACCGAAAATAAGTCTTATAAATTCAACAATAGCTTTACCGTATGTTTCAAGCATTTCATCCGTTTGCTTTTCCTTGGCGACTTTTTCAGCGTTCATAACCGCAATCTGAGCCTTTCGGAAATCTCCTGCAATTCTTTCAACGTCAATGTCTAATTTTACAGTCAATTCTACTTCGCCGTTTTCACCGAGGAATTCTACGTCCTCGGTAATACGGTTTGTTTTTTTTATCTGATAAGCCATAATTATTCCTTTCTGTTATTCTGTTATATCTTCCTTGGCTGTATATGTCGGTTCGCCATTGAAATGTATTTCAACTGAAATAGCGGTAGGCTGATTTGCCGCACCCCCTGAGCGTGTTATTTTAGCAAGAGTTGCCGAGCATTCAACCATATCACCTTCGGGAAGAATCATTCTGAAAGCTGTTTCTCGTGCCTTTCCAAAACCGTACATTACTTCGTCACTAAAAATATAGTCCTGCGCCTTGTCTCCTTTAACCCGTACACCTGTAAGTGTTACTATCATTTGCCCACCGGTGACATAAGAAGAACCCCAGCCTTTATCAGAAATAAATCCCGACTGATAAAGTACTTCGTTCAAAGATTCGGTAATATTATCGAATCCGACTGCTACCGGAGCATAATTTTCTGTTGCTCCGCCGCCGGGACCGCCGCTGAATCCTGTCCTTACCATAAGCTGATATTCATAATTGAGTGACAAGTCAGCCGCATTTACAGAACCGTTTGTATTCATTTAAATCCCTCCATATTATAAAAATTGACGGTCAGAATGCAGGAATAAATCCACATAATGCCGTCTGAGTTTTTTTCCTGCCCAACATAATTGGGACAGGTAGAAATTTCAATTAATTTTATCTGCCATTTTTCACCGCTTGGCAGATTAAGCGTTCTGCATTTATTACATGCAGTATTAAGCGATTCGAGAGTAGTTTTCTGTGATTTACCTTTTGATAAAATGAGCACCGACATCTGATCATAGCTTTCCCCGTTAAAAAATCTTCTGGGAGTTGATGACGGGGCAAGCTCCATTACAGTACCGCCCTTTTCGGGTAGTTGTCCTATAGGAATATTTAAAAATTTTGAAACTGCCTGCAATACTTGTGTCTGCACTTCCATTTACCGCCCTCCTTTGAATACTTTGTCATATATAGCCAGCCAGTCCTCTTTGTGTTCGGAGCCGGCTTTGTGCGCCCACATTTTCTGGGCGTTGGGATTCTTATCTTTACAAGCTGAATCAAGGTAATATTGCTTTTTGGCATAAGGCGTTTTCCATATAAGCGCACCGTTTTCTAAATCACTGTGCATAATACTGCTGCTGATAAGTCCGTCCTGATCTTGCTTGCAATAATAATTGCAATCTTTAAGAGCTTGTTGAGACATAGCGTACTGAGCCTTTTTATGCAGTTTTAAAAAACGATCTTCAATTCCTTTTGTATTCAGAGTAACCTTAACATCTGCCATTATATCAGCCCCAATTCATAATGATGCAGCTTATTGTCGTCATACAGCGGTTCAATAGTTTCGATAATGTGTTCAGTGCCGTTCCATATGACCTTCTGTCCCTGACTGAAAATCTGATTTTTAGGACGGCTGTTTTTACAGTCATAAAAAAGAACAGCCGACAATGATACTTGTCGGTTGTCTTTAGCTGTGACAAGTCTTGAACAAGGCTCTATACGGATTTTTTTAAGCTTTGTCATATCGGTAATTTTCTCGTCCTGCCACGTATTATTTATACCTACAGTTTTTAATTCAGCCGTATGTATCAGCAGTCTTTTGGGTATAGGTCTCATAATACCGCCGCCCCTCTGTAAAGCAATCCTGTAGGTGCAAGATATCCCTGCGCCAAAGGGCACAAAGTAACTGAGCCGTTATTTTTGTTGCCGGAAGTATCAGTTGAATAGCTGAATTTACCCAAGGAAACAGAATTATATGAATTATCTGTCAGACTGTCAATACCGCCGTTATTGTCTATGTAATCGGCATGGGCGCAAACTGCCTTGCTTACCCTTGCCTTAAAAATATCCGGTACTGTATCGACTGTATAACCGCTGAAAGCTATTGCATTGTTTACAATATCGGTACAACGTGAGAGGAGCAGTGAAAGCTCCTCGTCTGTACCGTCAAATGAACCGTGCCATGTATTTTTATAGAAGTTGATCATTATGATTTTGATACCGCAATAGTATAGGTATTTTCGGAAGAACCGTTTGTCACTTTAATTATTACTGTATTTTCACCGCTTGCCCATGTTGCAGAACCACCGTTATCAACAGCAGTTTCATCGACCTTGATTTCAACAACCGCGTTTGAATCAGACGGAACTGCTGTAATAGTGTTAGTTGCATTAGATGTTGACGCAGTGTAGGCAGTTGTATCTTTATTAAAAGCAGGGGAAAGATTAAGCGAACCAATAGAAAGGCTTGATAGTGTAGTATCAGGAGTTGTTTCAGCAGCAGGAACGACAGCGGCAAAAGCATTTTCCTTAACACAAAGATACCCTACACGCATAGTAGCCTTAATAGCAACCATATCCTGTTCAGCAAGAGAAATAGGTTTACCGTCTGCATCAAGAGTATTTTGAAGGGTTGCTTCTTTGAGTATCTCAAATTCAATGCCCTGTTTCATACCAAAAAGTGAGTACTTCCACTCTCCGCCGATAATGACAGCCTTTTCTTTATCCCATGCTCCGTTGCGTACAAACTCAATAGGCTGAGAGTAGAATTCTTTTTGATTTGTACCCTCAATGAAAAGAGACGCACCGTTATTGTCTCTGAGTTTTCTCAAAGTGCCCTTAACGCCAATAGTGGCGGTAAAGCCGTTAACGTCAAATCCATTTTCCTCAACAGTTGACATAAGATCTGAAACGTCAATGTCAATTTTGTCTGTTGCGGAAATCGTATTGCCGGCATCTGAAATTTTACCGAAAAGAGATGTCTCAAACGGGGAATCAGTACCGAAAATACAAGCGGCGTCAATTGTCTTATAAAACGCTTCTGAAATACTTGGGCGCAGTTCTGAAAATACGTCAATAGTAGTATCTTCAAGTTTTTCCTTTGTTACCGGAATGATAACAGCCAGCTTTTTGGCAATTAACTTTGGATAAATCCATGTTGCGCCGGAAGTCTTGATACGTTCGCCTTCACCCACCCAGTAAGCTCCTGCGCCGGAAGTCATTACTGGAACCTTCTTCTCGTTTGTTTTCATTTCCTCTGCTTTTGAAAGTCTGATAATACTTGAACCTCTTGCAACGTCCTTAATTATTTCGCTTGAAATTTCTTCCGGAATAAAACCGGAAAGTTCGTCTTTTAAGTATGGCATAAAAATTTACCTCCTTATTTTCTTTTAACCTGTTCGGCTCTGATAATGTCTATAGCTTTTGCAGAAGATACAGGGGGAGTATTACCTCCTGTTCTGACTCCTGTTGTAATACCCGGTTTTGACGATTCAGTAAATGCAGGGTATTTTTTGATAATTTCATCAATAGCTTGTTCAGCTGTGACCTTGTCTGTGATTTTGGTTTTAGCAAGAGCAATAACATCTCCCAAAGCTTCAGAGGAAACACCTTTTGACATTGCAGTTAATTTCAGTTCTGCCGCCGCTGCTCTTTCCTCCGCTGCAAGTCGTGCTTTTTCAGCTTTGCCGATTGCCGCCACCTGTTTTTCTGCATCGGATTTCTGGGATTCCTGCCACTTGCGGAATTCGGCAAGTTCCTCAGATGAAAGCGTATCGTCTTTTTCATCGGCTTTTTGCGGCTCTTTATTGGATTCTGTATTTTGTGCAGGGGTAGTAGGTTTAGGATCACCTCCGCCGGTTGAAGCCCCGGCAGGCTCCGTGTTAGTAGGTTCGTTCGGCTGCTGCTCGTTTACGTTTGTTTCATTTTCCATAAAATTACCTCCATAAAATTTCTAAGCAGTTTTTCGTCATGCTTGGGACAGTGCGTGACCGCACGGAACATATCGGGCAAAATTAACTTAAATTTCAGTTAATTGCTCGATGGATTACTTTTAATTTTGAGCATTAAAAAAGCACCTCTTTCGAGATGCT